AAAAACCCAAAATGATTAGAATCTCTATTTTGTGTAAGAGTGGTAAGTTCACCTGTTGATGGTTCTACTACAATATGATTCGATTTATTATCTAAAATACTATTTATTACACATGAATTTCTACCGATTGATCCGCCTAATTCTAAGACAATACTATCTGGTGTAATATGTTTCACTGCCATAAGTTGTTCGGGTATTTCTTCATTCAGGTTTGATTTATTTGAAAATGATATTTTATTATGAATATCTAATAATTTTTGAATGTATTCATCCATAATTTGGTTATATTATATAACCCGTACATTTGTTTATATTGTTTCAGTAATAAGTCGAGGAACAACATTAATAGTCTGGAGTTCTTGTGACATTAATTTATATGCGTATGGGATCTCTACCTTTGAAAAGTCTGAGTGATTATCACACGTTCTGCATGTGTGTACGCTAAAGTCTGCGGTGTCGTACATTCTATTTTTCTTTCCATCATTAAAAGCGGCAATCATACCACATTTATTGCAAATATGTGTACTATATTTATCAGAAACATCATACATCCTTTCTCGGCAGAAACGGGAAATTCCATGTGCTATCATAACATCCCTTTCCATTTCTCCTATACGGAACCCACCATCTCTGCTCCTGCCTTCTGCTGGTTGTCTAGTTAGGTTCACCATAGGACCTATAGAACGACTATGTTGCTTGTCTGTAACCATATGTTTTAATCTTTGGTAAAACACAGGTCCAATATAGATACTGGTTTCAAGTTGTTCACCAGTTAAACCATTATATAATAGTTCATTGCCGTGACTTTCATACCCTAAATTTTGTAATTCCTTAGCTATCGTTGCAACGTCAAGATTACCAAAACTGGTTCCATCGCCAAACATCCCAAGTTCTAATAGTACTTTTCCAAGTAAAGTTTCCTTTAATTGTCCGATAGTCATTCTCGATGGAATAGCATGGGGATTAATAATAAGGTCGGGTTGATGACCGTCTTTTGTAAATGGCATATCACATTCAGGAATAATATTACCAAGTGTACCCTTTTGTCCGTGCCTGGAACTGAATTTATCACCAAGAACTGGTTTTCTTAACGCGCGAACTCTAACCTTTGCGAAATTGTAACCATCTCCATTACGACCAGTATAATTCTTATCAATATAGGTTTCTTCAGTAGTTCTGAATGTTTTACTTTGGTCCTCATATTTAATTGTTTTCATAGGGTCGTTGCGGTTTTCCTTAATTGGCACAGTCTTCGCAATAATTACATCTCGGTTTTCAACTAATTCGTTTTCAGGGATAAATCCATTCGCGTTTAGTTTGCTATAATTTCCAAATTTGATACCCTTAGTTTTCGCGGGGTCTGGCTGACAACGAATGATCTCATCGCGAATAATATTCTTATCTTCATCCTTCTCTGTGTGATAAATAGTAGCTAAGAATAATCCTCTATCAAGAGAGCCCTTGTTAATTAATACACTATCTTCTTGATTATAGCCAGTATGTGTCATGATTGCTACGTGAATTTGTGTACCGGATGGGATTTGATTCAGATGGATAAAGTTCATAAGACGTGTGTCTACTAGGGGACGCGTAGGATAATTTAATACATATGCGGTTTTATCCATACGCTGGTCGTAATTAGTAGCATATACTCCCATTGCCTGTTTACCCATAGCACATTGATATGTATTTCTAGGCGCTTGATTATGTTCCGGGTAAGGAACGCACGACGCCAATACTCCAAATATTGTGCTAGGATGAATTTCACAGTGCGTATATTGGAAGTATGCGTTAATGTCATGCAGATAGTTGTTTTTGCTTTTCATTGCGATCATAGAGAAGTTTTGTTCTTCGGGATCAATATATTCAATGACTGATTCATCTAATTTGCAATTTGTCAAAAGATCATTCCAAGATAATTCTTTGGTGGTAAGTTTGTGAATAATCTCAGCTGTAATTAACGCACGATTATTTTTGACTCTTAGCACTGGACGCGTGAGTCTTCCACTTTCATTACATATACGAATTTCAAGAGTGTTATAATTAAAGATAATAGACGTGTAAATATTGATAATGCCTTTATATTTTTTTTCTTTCATGTCATTATATAATGTGATTGGGTCAGGTGCTGTTCCAACCCAACATCCATTAATAAATACCTTGACTTTTCCAAGCATATCTTTTGGATTGCTGGTATTCACCGAATTGACATAGGGTTCTACGTATTCATATAAAGCCGCACTATTTGTAGGTATGGTAATATGTGCCATATAACTGATATTTTTGACAATGCCAATCGATTGCCCTTCTGGTGTTTCTGCGGGACACAGAAACCCCCATGTGGTATTGTGTAATTTTCTGGGAGCAATTAATTCGCCACTTTTTTCAAGAGGCGTGTTAATTCTACGCAAATGACTTAAACTAGATACATATGTAAGTCTATTTAAAACTTGTGCTACTCCAACTTTGCTGCTATTTGATTGTTTAATACTAAAATCACCTGTAGATAACGCACGATTAATCCCATTTTCAATCGTAGTTGATTTCATAATTTTGTAAATATTTGTGGTGTTAATGATGTTTTGATAGTCATCCATGGAACGCCAAGAGCCATTGTTAATTTCACGAACAATTTGCTTTTGCATTTCCTTTACCAGTTTATTGAAATAGTTTCTGAATAAATTATTTAATAATGTTCCAGTAAGTTCAATACGTTTATTTGTGTATGAATCACGGTCATCCTCTTTAAACAAGCCAAGGCTGGTCTTAATTAGTTTCTTGGCCATATATCCAAGTAAGTATATTTTTTGCTTTACAGTTTGACAATGGGGAAACAAATCAGAATCTAATACTTCTCTTGCAAATTCTTGCTTTTTGCGTTGACCTGTTTCTTTGTCCATATTAATTGGAGTATATGCGGCGTATGTAGTAATATGCTCCATCGCACTTTCTTGTGTCATGTATTTATTACCATCAATAACCGATGCCTGTAGAAACCGTACTACATCTTGTGAATTTGGGTCATCAATATCAAGGCATATATGGTCGCAAATCTCCCTGTCATTCATAATCCCTAACGCACGGAATACCGCAAATAATTCAATGGGTTGTTTAATACGCGGAATAGATATATATATGCCATTACCAAATCCGTTATTTTTACTAGCGATCATCATTTCAATTTGCTTGGGAGAAATACATTTATAGTCAGGTACAGATTTAATCTCAGCCGTCCAATTCCATTTGGTTGTATTCTTACCATCAAAACAATATATGCGATTTTCTGCTGCGCGTTCCTGTCCCAGTACAGTTTTTTCTGAACCCTTAATAATGAAGTATCCACCACAATCCATAGAGCATTCTCCAGATTGCTGATGACTAATGTGGGGATTTTGTGTAAGGACACAAATAGAAGACTTTAACATAATAGGCAGTTTTCCAATATTGATCTTAGGAATAATCTTTTCAATTGTCTTTGGAGTATCCATATTTTCAGTATTGCGTATCACATACTTAATGTTAATATCAACTGTCATGGTTGAAGCATATGTAAAATTTCGCAATTTAGCTTCTTGGGGCAACATGGTTTTAGTAGCCCCATTGTTTTCATGAATTTGAGGGGGATATAATTTAAAGTTTGTAAACGTAATGAATACTTCAAGAAAATACTTGTCCTTATTTTCATTATAATCATGCTCTGAACGAATTACTACCGGATTAAACATTTGGATCGTTTTTTGTATTTGATAGTTCACAAAATTATTATATGATTCTAATTGGTGTCTAACTAAACGTTCAAGATGCTTCCCGTCGAAATAAGATTCGATGAGGCTATATGGTTCTTCAGTATAATCTCCCAGATGTTCTAGCAATTTAGCTTCATCTGGCGTTATTGCTGATATAACCTCCTTGATTTTGTTGTCTATTTTTTCATTCTCAGCTTCGATAATCGCTTTAATTGTATCGCTTTCATTAGATAAGCTGCACGATTGTAGGTTATCACATAATGTATTCATAGTGTTTGAATTATTTGAAGATATTGGGGATTCGAAGTTACACTTCATTATTACGGAAATTACATGTATTATAACGTATATGTGAATTTCAATTTTTTATTTCATTCAAGTAAAGAATATAGATATTGCTATGTATAGTATACAAATGACAGATACAAAATATACAAATTTCATAAACTTTATAGATAATTATTCGATTAATGAAAGCATAGTTACTGGTGAATATGAAATATTACGGCAATCTATACGAACCAATTATGAGAATATGAATATACGGGATGTGCCTAGAATAAATAGCGATTATAAACCGGCAACCCATAACGCATATGTTAGTCCGTTATTTTCAATGAATCCAGTTAATAATAGAGAAGTTGATGAACTTAGCAATATAGCAGGTCCTTTAAATGAAGATACTTCACCAAGTCATATTATTCTAAAAAAAACGAAGGAAGAAACTATAGATGTGGAGATAAATACAATAGAAGACTTATTAGGTATATTGAATACATATGAATACAATGAAGATACAGAATACAATATTGATTTGGAATCTCTTCATAAGATTAAGGATGAACTTGTTATGTTAAATGAAATGGTAGGGTTATCATCATTAAAACAATCAATATTAGACCAGTTGTTATACTTTATACAAGGATTGCATAATAATACGTCTGGTGGTGATTATAAACATACGGTTATTTATGGACCGCCTGGAACAGGTAAAACTGAAATAGCAAAAATTATTGGAACAATGTATTCAAAAATTGGTTTTTTGAAAAATAACATATTTAAGAAGATTACTCGCAACGATTTAATTGCAGGGTATTTAGGACAAACTGCTATCAAGACGAAAAAAATAATAGATGAATGCTTGGGAGGCGTTTTGTTCATTGATGAAGCATATTCATTGGCAAGTCGAGAACAGAATGATTCTTTTTCAAAGGAGTGTTTAGATACGTTATGTGAGTCACTTAGCGATAATAGAGACAATCTAATGGTAATTATAGCTGGGTATGAAGATGAATTAAATAATACATTTTTTAAAGCAAATCAAGGATTAAAATCACGATTTATATGGCGATTTTCAATAGATACATACACACCAAAAGAATTGATGAAAATATTTAAACGAAAAGTCGAATCAGCAGAATGGCAGTTGGCAGATGACAATGTATTAAGTGAGAAATGGTTTCATGCAAATAAAGACCATCTTAAAAGCTATGGAAGGGATATAGAAATATTATTGACATATGTAAAAATATGTCATGGTCGACGTATATATGGCAAACATAAAGATCTTCGTAAAAAAATTACAAGAAAGGATATAGATTCTGGGTTAGGATTACTGTTAGCAAATAAGGAACATACAGAACAACTATTTATTTCATCTTTATATGTGTAACAAATATATGATTTAGGGAATAATAATATTAGTTATGACTGGATATTTCTTTTCGTATTAGTAATTATACTAAAACAAAATTATAGATGAGTGATAAGAAAATACTATCAATAAATATGGATCAATTCGCATATTCCAATAAAACAAAGAAAAACAAACCTAAACAAAATCCGCAAGAAAAAATACGTGTAAAAACTCCGGCTAATAAAAAACCCCAAACGCTTCGAAAACAATCTCTATTGAACATGATCCGAAAACAACAGGAAGATAGATATAATAGACTGTACTCAACTAGTCAGCAACCAACCCAATCAAAACAACCACACGCACACGTGCAAAATGATAATGTTGATAAATTTAATGCTGATTTTGATAATTCATCTCGCGCGTATTTGG